GTGTGACATTTATATTACAAAGACAGAGGCTGGAAAAGATTCTTCTACTGAAAGAAAACCAATCACTTATGTTATGGAGAAAGCATGGCCATACCAAATTGATGCTATCCCACTTCAATTTGGATCCTCTCAAATAACAAAAGTAACAGCTCAATTCAAGTATGAAAGACATTATACTATAATGAGAGATGTTAGAAAAGCTCCTCAAATTACTAAAGGTGATGGATTGGGTCCATATCAAAGTGTTACTCCTCTTACAGATGAGCAACGACTAGAGAACTTTAAGAGGGAAGTAGCTGTGACTGGTAATAAAAATCTTGCGTCAAGAATGGTGAATGCCTTCCCCATGGATCAGTAGGGTCAAATTGCAATTTTCAGTTCCATAAAAGTGGGAAAAAAATTCCCGATATTTTTCGTCTGAAAAAGTCGCTAAATATAAATATGACCTTGGAGTTAATATAATGGCGTTGCCACAAGTTGTTCTCCCAACTTATGAGTTGGAAATTCCTTCTAATGGGAAAAAATTGAGATATCGTCCTTTTGTTGTAAAGGAAGAAAAGGTACTTCTAATAGCTTTAGAAACACAAGATGAAAAAGAAATTGAAAAATCTGTTAAGTCTCTTTTAAAGGGTTGTATTCAGTCAAGAATTAAACTAGAAGATCTAGCAATGTTTGATTTGGAATATATTTTCCTTCAAATTCGTGCTGTATCTGTTGGTGAAATTGTACAGATGAATGTAACTTGCAAAGATGACGAAAAAACGCAAGTTAAGTATAATCTGAATCTGACTGAGGTTAAAGTCAGCAAACCAGAAGGACATGACCCTAAAATCATGCTAAATGATGAACTTGGTGTTATTATGAAGTATCCTTCTTGGACTGAATTCATTAGTGGATCTATTATGGGTCAAACTCCATCTACAGATGGTATAGTTGAAATTATTGCTGAATGTATTGATCAGATCTTTGATAAAGAGGATGTATATGACAACTCTACTACTACTAAAAAAGAATTTGTTCAATTCGTAGAAGGATTGACCAATACTCAATTTGAAAAAATTCAAAAGTTTTTTGAGTCTATTCCTAGATTAGAGCATACATTTACGGTTACAAATCCAGAGACAGGAGTTGAATCTGAGTTTTTAATCAATGGATTAACTAATTTTTTCGGATAGCCCTCTTCCATAACACGCTAGAGGGATACTACAAAACCAACTTTGCTTTGATGCATCATCATAAATACTCTTTGACTGAGATTGAAAATATGATGCCATGGGAGAGACAGGTATACACTAGTCTCTTAATGCAACATCTAGATAATGTCAAAAAAGCACAAGAAGCAGCTAAACAACGATAATGGCACACGGATTTTTATCATATCAAGATAGCAGAGGTAAATCTGGGATTGAGATTGGTCTGGAAAATTTGATTGAAAAGAAATATAAAGAACTAAAAGAACATTTATTAAAAGAACGTAAAAAAACAGACCAGAAAATTGAGGAAGTTTCTGCAAAAGTAGAAGAACCTGCTGCTTTGAGAGCAGGACAACAACCTTTATTATCGGGTGGAAATCAAAAAGCAGTAGCTGCAGCCCCTTTACAAAGAATGCTTGGTGGAACAGCTTTACAAAGAGCATTACCTGCAGGACCATCAGCAATAAATCCTGATGTTCAGGGTGGTGGATTAGCTAGGGGTGGATTTAATGGAAAACCACTAAAATCAGAAGGATTTGTTTCTGATAGAATTGTAAATATCGGTGCTACAAATCTTGGTGTAGAAAGAGATATTGGCGGTGACGATATGTTCGTCAAACGCATGGAACCTGTTGGTGGAGATAGTGGAGAAGTAGTACAGGCAATTGATAGATTGACCATGGTTACCATGAGTTTAGTTGCTACTACAAAACAACAAACACAAGTTCAACAACAGATTGCTCAAACACAGCAACAAGAAGCAGAAAAATTAGGAAGAAAATCAATAGCAGCTGCAGAAGAATTTAATCTGGAACGAGGTGGAGACTTCTCTAGCAACGCTGCTTATATGGGTCTTGGAGCAAACGGCATGGCACTGATGGGTGCTGGTGGTGGATCACGTAGAGGCGGTGGTCCTGGCGTAGGTATAGGTGGTAAGGCAGCTGCAGGTGCATTAGGCAGATCCGTGATGAAAAGAGGTGGTGCTAGAGCTGGAACAAGACTTGGCATTGCTCTGGGTGGTAAGATGAGCAAAGGTCTTGGGAAAAACTTAGGAAAGAAATTAGGTGGAAAAGCAATTGGTAAACTTGCTGGTGGAGCAATTGCAAAGAGTCTAGGAAAGAAAATTCCACTGGTAGGATTAGGATTAGGTGCTGTTTTTGCTGCTCAGAGAGCACTACAGGGAGATTTTATTGGTGCTGGTCTGGAATTAGCTTCTGGTGCAGCATCTACTATTCCTGGTGCTGGTACTGCTGCTTCTGTTGGTATTGATGCTGCTCTAGCTGCAAAAGATATGACGATGCCATCTGGTGCCGATGGTATGGTAACAACTGGTCCTAAATCTGGTTATCTTGCAGAACTTCATGGTACTGAGGTTACTCTCAGTGGTAATAAGTCTAAAGAAATGAAAGATATCTCTCTTAATATTGGAGAGGGTATTCTTGAAGCACAAAAAAGGAATAAACGTTTATTTGGTCAATTGCAATCGGAGGGACTGCATCAATATTATGATAAACAAGGTGGTTGGAATGGATTCTACAAAGGATTAAAAGAAATTCTTGGTGCTCTTACGTTACCTGGAATCGGTAAAATTTTCAGATTTAAAAACGACAACGAAGAAGATACATCAACATCAGGCGGCGGCGGTCGCAATAGGAGTAATATGGCAGGTGGTGGTGCTGCTACATTTGATACTATTGTTTCTGGTGAGGGTGGTGTAAATTCTGTAAACCGTAGCAAGGCTGGTGATACTCCTGGTGGTGCAAAATCTATCTTTGGTAAGAATCTCACTGAGATGACTGTTGGTGAGATTATGGATGCTCAAGCAAGAGAAGAAGTGTTTGCCGTTGGTAAATATCAAATCATTCCAGACACAATGAAAGAGTTTGTTCAAAATAGTGATGTTACTAGGGATATGCTATTTACTGAGCAAACTCAAGATATGTTTAAAGATTATGTTATTAATGTGAAAAGACCTTCGGTAGGTAAATATTTAAGAGGAGAAACTAATGATCCCACTGAAGCGGGACAGGCACTGGCAAGAGAGTTTGCTTCTGTAGGACTCCAATATGATGAAACTTATAAAGGAAATCGGATGACGAGAGGTCAAGGTCTATATGATGGTACTGCTGGCAATGCTGCTTCTATCAGTCCCGAAGAAATAATCGAAGCATTAAAAAGAGATAGAGCTGCTGGTTCTGTTCCAAAATTAATAGGAGAAAACCCAGATGTTAAACCAGATGGTGCTGACTGGGCAAAATCATTGAATCTGGGGAATGAACCATTTATTGATTTTGGTGATAATAATCAGTTCCGTGCTATCAAGAAAGATAGTGGTGGATATAAGATCATGAAAAGAGGTTTTCTTGGTATGTTTACACCTATGAATACTGAAGGTAAAAACCTTGGGTTAAAAAAACAATTAATAGAGGCTGCTAAACCAAAAGAAGTAAGTTCCTTAAATCCAACAACAGATAATGACTCAACCTCACTTACTGCATCTGTTGATGATCCTAATGCATTAAATACAGCTTCTACAGATGCTCAATTAACTGCTTCTGCAGGAGCAGGGACTACAATCATCAATAACTACAACACAACAACTGGTGGTGGTAAATCTTCTGGAGGAGATGATGTAGCATTAGCATCTAGCTATAGTCAGATGGGTCCTAATTTTATGTTTGCTCCAATGCAACTTAGAGCTTAAACTATGGAAAATTTTTCTTCACCAACTGATTTTGTACTTAGAAGTTTTAGAATTTTTAAGGGAGGAACTAATACAGATATTGAGATCAAAAAATTAGTTGCAAATTTTGAATATGTTGAGTCTATTTTAAGTCCTTTTATAGTAGCTGGTGCTACTATAGTTGATAGTGCTGGTTTACTTGGATCTCTTCCTATTAAAGGTGGAGAAAGGGTAGTTATTGAAATGTTGACAAATATTAGTGATGTTCCAATTCGATATGATATGGTTATTTGGAGAGTCTCTGATCGTTATGCTCAACAACAGAAACAAGTATATAAGATTGGTTTAATATCTCCTGAAGCATTGGAGAATGAAATTACAAGAGTTAATGTTGTAATGGAAGGTAATCCTGAGGGGATTATTAAAAAGATGATAAAACAACCAGAATATATTGGTAGTCAAAAAGAGTTTTTCTCAGAACCTTCTTTATTTGAAAACAAAATAATTCCTAATAATAAAAGACCATTTGATCTTATTACACAACTAGCAGTTAAGAGTATTTCTCCTAAAGCTAAGTTTGAAACTAATAATACATCAAATAAGAATAAATCAGAACAACAAATTAAAGGCAGTGGTGGATTTTTCTTTTGGGAAACACGTAGAGGATATAATTTCTTTGCAGTTGATTCTTTATGTGCTGATGAGAAAAGTCCTCTAAAATCTGATAGATTACAAGTGAAAGCATGGGGTGATGGACCAGATGAACCTTATACGGAGAGATTGGGAAATATTGGAGATGGTGCGGATGAAAGATTTACAATTAAAAAATCTATCTTTGATTCTGAGGTTGATACTCTTACATCGTTAAGAGTGGGAAAATATTCTTCTTTGATGGTATTCTTCAATCATTCAACAGGGCAATACGAAGAGTATGTCTATAAAATTAAAGATAGTTATGATAACATGTCACATCTTGGAGGACAAGATTCTCTTTCTTTAATTCCTGTAAAAGATGTAGAATTATCTGATTATCCCAGTAGAATTATGTCAGTATACTTAGATCATGAATCTTGGTCTAATGAACTTGAACCTGCTTCACCAGAACCAGGAGATAGATCTAAATCTCCAACAAAATTTGCTGATTGGCAAAAATATTATATGGCACAATCCATAGCAAGGTATAGATTACTTACAAATCAGAAGTGTAGTATCGTAATACCTGGAAATGCTGAAATATGTGCAGGAGACAAAATTAATGTTAGACTAGTCAGTAAGCTACCAACTTCATTAGGAAAGGACGAACCTTTCGACTTGGAGAGTAGCGGACAATACTTGATTCAAGAAGTAACACATGCTTTTGATCCTTTATCTGGATCAAATGGTACATTTTACACTACATTGCGCTTGATGAGAGACTCTTATGGACAAAAGGATAAAGTGTCCACACATAGTAAATAAATAACTAAAGGAAGTTACCTACTTATGGAAAGCATCGAAAAGCATATCGAAAAGGACAAAGAAATCCTTGACAATCCTATGACCTCACCACATCAACGTCGTCATGTTGAGGGTGAGTTGCACGAATTGGAAGACTATGTAGAGCATCACAAGAAAGAGATTGAAGCAGGTGATCATCATGATCCAACACCTTTGGAACTATTTTGTGACTCAAATCCATCAGAACCTGAATGTTTAGTATATGAAGATTGAATATGGATGACTCATTATCACGGTTAGTACCTATACACCAAATTGGATCCGATGGATACGCTTGGTGGATTGGACAAGTAGAAGGAACTGTAGATGACGATAAAAACAATAAAGGTGGATATCGTTATAAGGTAAGAATTGTAGGAGATCATCCTGGTAATAAGGATATTCTTCCTACTGCTGCTTTGCCATGGGCAACCGTTGTGATGCCAGTTACAACACCATTCATGCCAGGTAATGTTGGTGGTGCATGTTCTCAGTTAATTGAAGGTTGTTGGGTAACTGGATTTTATGTAGACGCAGATAAACAGAAACCTATTATTATAGGTTCTATTGGTCAAACACCTGCAGCTACAAAGATTGTTAATACACCAGGACCAAAAAGAAAAGCATATGTTACAGGAGAGAGTTATAAATCACAAGTTGACCCATATAAAGATGGTGCAGAAGAAGTAACAGAATCAGGTACTACTGAAACATCAGGTGTTTCTGAAAAGGGTGCTAGAACAGGTTCGGGTTTATCTACAGGAAGAGAAGTTGAGGATGAAAATGGTGAAAAGAGACAAGACATTCCTGTACCACCAGCAGCAACAGAAAGATTAAAAAAAGAAGAGTGGTGTCAAAGTGTTGCTGAAAAATGCAAAGACCAAGATTTAAAAACACAGATGAACTCTATTGTTGGTCAGATGTTATCTGATATACAGAATAACAATGGCAACATTGGAGATTTTTATGTTAATAAAGTTAGTGGTGGTGTAAACAGTGCAATCTCTAAGGCAAGAACATCTATTAACAAAGCACAGCGTGTTGTTACTGAGTTCTTAGCAAGGATTAAAGGTTATATTAAACAACAATTACAGGAGGCTGTAGACAACTTAGTAAAGGCATTATTAAGACCAGATGAATCTGGTAATGCTCTAACTCCTGTAACAGAATTCTTTAACAATGCTTTGAAAGACCTTGGTTGTCAAATGGCAGACTTAGGTGAACGTTTGATGTCATGGTTGACAAATGTATTGATGAGTTACGTCAACAAAGCATATCGTGCTGCTATTTGTCATGTAGATGAGTTTGTAAATGGAATCATCTCTAAGATTAATCAGTTGATTACTGAAATACTTGGTAAAATATTAGGACCTCTACAAGATATTCTTGGTGCTATTGCTGAACCACTTAATATGATCGGTCAAGCTATCAATTTTGTTTTAAAACTTCTTGGTATTTCTTGTTCTGGTCCTGATCAAACATGTAATAAGTACAAGAAAGCATGTACTAATGGAGAAGAAGAAGGGAAAAAAGATGATGAAGATTTCTTGGATAATCTTTTGAGTAGTATCGATAATTTATTTGGAGATACTCCTGGTGATTATACACAGTATGTTTGTGAAGAAGCATATACTGGAAATCCATTAACACTTACTACTATTGGATTTACTGGAGGTGTTCCTTTACCATACACACCAAAAGGTCCTGATGACTTAGCTACAAAGAGACCAAAAATTGCATATAATATTCAAGATATTAAAGTAACTAGAGGTGATACTGCTGTATTCACAATTATTCGTTCTGGATACCTAGAATCTGCTTCCTCTGTTACATTTAAAACTCTGGATGGACAAGGTACAGCAACACCTGTAGAGGATTACTTATCAGCAAATACAATTGTTGGTTTTCAACCAAAAGAAACTTCAAAAACTGTTGAGATTAGGACGTTTGGAGATCCACTATCTGATAGATCAATAGAAGAATTTTTTGTAAAAATTAAACAAAATAGTCCGATTGATAGTAGCGGAATTAAATCATTTTTTGTAAGAAATGTTGCACAGTGTGAGATTTCACCACAACCACTTAAAGAAGATTATCCTCCATACAATCCACCATCAGAAAATCCAATTGATATTGATGTTCCTGAGGATCCTTTGACTCCTCCTGATGATGATGGAGATGGTACGCCAGATGATCCTATCGACGATCCATCTAACACCACACCTTCTTATGAAGTTGTAGCTAACAGATCTATTTGTCCAGAAGATGAATTTATTATCTATTCAATTACTACTAATAATGTAGATAATGGAACTATCTTATTTTACAACTTATTCGGTCAAGGTATTACATCAGATGATATCATTAATGGTTCTCTAACTGGATCATTTGTTATTAACAGTGGTAAAGCACAAGTAACTATTGGTATTGCAGAAGATGGTGTAGTAGAAGAAGCAGAAAATCTAACCTTTGCTATTACAGGTAAAGGAGCTACTGCAGATGTTTTGATTGTATCAGGAAGAGATTTAAATCTTCCTGATTTTGACGAAGGTGTTGGTGATTCTACAGAAATTGTATTTGATGACTTTAGACCACCTGCAATTAATATTCCTGATGTAATTACAGATGATAATGGTGGTATTATCGAAATTCCTGTGGATAATCCTGGCGATCCATGGGCAGAACCACCATTCGTATTCGTTGGTGGAGAAGGAGTTGGTGCAACTGCAACGGCATTATTAGATGACAATGGATTCTTAACTGAAATTCGTGTCCTCTCACCAGGATTTGGTTATAAGAAAAATCGCTCTGGTGATAATGACAAGAGATGTGTCATTGATACATTTACCGCTACTAGATTTGGAATTGGATATAAAACTAAACCAGAGATTTTTATTAATGACGAACCAGGATTAGCAGAAGCTATCATTAATGATGATGGATTTTTAATTGGTGCTAGAATTCTTAATAGAACAAAAACTTTTGAAGGATTTCCTGAGGTCAAAGTCGTTGGTGGTGGTGGATATGGAGGACAATTGTTACCTTCATTATTATGTCTAGATACAGATGGACTTTCCAAGATTGGTTCTACCAAAATTGGTACAGGTCGTTATGTTGATTGTCCTTAGGAGATGTAGATAATGGCAGCTGCTTCACAAGAAACTTATAATAATATTAAGAAGGATGGTATTGCAAAACCATCAACTCCTGATGAAACACAAGATACCAGTGGTATTAGGTTGTGTTATGCTTATAAAGGGTATAGAACAAGAGCATCTATCTATGAAAGAACACTTCCAGATAAACTCACAACAGCATTGTGTATTGATGGTCCTGCAGGTTCTGATAATGCAATGACTTTCCATAATGATGGGAGAATTACTGTCATGACTGGAACAAGAGATCCTAATAAAGGTGCTGCTAGTGGAAGATTAAATATCACAACATTTGGTGGTCTTCATAAGCATGAGGCCAGAGTTAATATGGAGTTTCACGAAGGTGATAATCAAAAACCACAGGGTGATGGACAAGCATTAAACATCATATGTTATGGAGATCATATAGATGAAGCTAAAGGATCAGAAAGAGTTATAAAAGCAAATATAATTAGAATCGAAGCTGTTGAAGAATTAGTTTTAGCGGGTGGATCTATTAAAATTCAATCTCAGTCTGATATTGAGATGGCTGCTACTGCTATCAACTCTGCACAAATCAATAAGAAGGATATTATTCTAGGTCAGAAGATGAGTTTTGGTGCTGGAGAAGAAACTTCAGTCCAGTTTGACCCGAGATCTAATCAAGCTGTTGTTTCACCAGGTCATATTAGTCATGTTATTGCTGGAGACTATAAACAATACATTGGTGGTGTATCTAACATCACTGCAGCAGGTGGCGTATTTGCTGTTCCTTTAGTAAAAGATAGATCTTCTTCATACAGTGTAAAATCTGTATTAGGTAACATCAGCACTAATGCTGTTGCAGGTGCAACTATCATGAATTCTGGTGCTGCCTTCACTGCTACTGCAGGTGCTGCTGCAACGATTGCTGCAGGTGGTACTTTCACTGCTACTTCGACTGGTGACATGACTCTTGCAGGTGCAGAAGTTAGTGTTACTGGTGGAGCAGCAGTTGGTATTACTGGCGGAGCAGACGTTTCTATCACTGGTGCAAACGTTCGCATTACTGGTGCATTAATTTACCTTAATTAAAAACTATGATTTTTTGGATTGGATTCTTTGTTATGTTCTTTAACGAAGGATTCGTTATGATGAGACACGTATCACCGTGGTTCTCTAGACAAAGAGATAAATTTATTGAAAAGTATGGTGCAAACACATGGTATAGATTCCATGGTACACTTGACTATACTTGGATGGGACTAGTAGCTATTGGTTTGATTGTAAACTCCAATAGATTAATGCATGTGATGGCATTATTAACTTTCTGGGCACTATCTTTCGTTATATTTTACCTACCGAGATGGATTAGAAAATGAATCAAATTACAGTTTTTATATACTTAATATGTTTTGTTAGTCTATTGGGAGCTACATTTGCGTTCATGTTTACTATGATGACATCAACACTTAAGGAATTTGATAAACCTAGGAAGACAAAAAAGACCGTATTACCCGCACCTCATCCTGAAATGGAAGGAATTGAGTATGGGACAGAATTGCTAGTATTCAGAAGCGAAGACAATGATTCAGAGGATGATTTATAAGTAGAACTTATTATAATGGTAAGTAATGCTCATAGCAAACTGGCACAAGGGGGGTTGATTTCTGGACTCAACCCTGATAAATTAACCTTGTAGCAATCAGAGAAGGTGCCTCAATTACTCGCACCAACTCACTTGACGCGCTCTGCATCATGTGCTATACTTTTCAAGCAGTCGGAAACAACCGACTCTCCATCTGCGGGTAACCACTCCGCAAGTAAACAAACATTTAAACGAGGAAAATTTCAATGATCAAAACCGCATTTGCTGCCCTTGCAGCTGCTTCTGCAATCGCTGCTCCTGCCGCATTCGCTGGTCCTTACGTTAACGTAGAGGCAAACTCTGGTTGGACGGGATCCGATTATTCTGGGACGAATACAGACCTTCACGTAGGGTATGAAGGCGCTCTTGGCGAATCTGCATCATACTACGTCCAAGGCGGAGCTACCGTACTTTCTCCCGATGGCGGAGAATCTGACACTGTTCCTTCTGGTAAGGCAGGTATTGGCGTTGGCGTTACTGATGCTCTTGGTGTCTATGGCGAAGTCAGTTTCGTTGGTTCGGGTTCTGACAGCGTTGACCGTGGATACGGTACAAAGGCAGGTATCAAGTATTCATTCTGATACTAGTTGCGTAATTGTAATGGTGTGATATAATAACAGGGAGTCTTAGGACTCCCTTTTTTTATTCTAAATATCAACGTTAGTAATTAAAATATGCTTTCTACTCAATATAGATTAAGATTAGAAGGTATTTGCAAAAAAATTGCAAATAACGAACAGGTTGCTTTGCAAGACATGATCTGGGCAGAGAAACTTTCTAAATCTCACACAACCGCAAGAGAATGGTTGCGGCAAGCTAGAAGACAATCCTCGCAAAATATAGAGGAGGGAAGTACCGATGATTTTTTGAATAGGATGGGTCTAGGAGATCCTGATCCATCCAAACACAAAACTAGATTTGACGGTGCTGACGATATTAAAGATTGGTTTCAACAGGATAAACCCGATGACTGGAGACAAAGAGATTGAGTAGCAAGATGATGTTCCTAGTTGATGCTGGCAATGGCAGATGCATCACTCACGATGGATATATTCAACTTGGTAGTTTCTCCCATAGTGTAGAGAAGCATCTTGAGCTATGTCCCGAACAAGAATGGCAAGTAACATACTGGATGCCTGATCCATTCTATATGAGATACCCACGACCAAACTATCAGCATACTATGAAGGCGAACGAAGGTTCTCCTAAGACTGATAATGCTACTGATAGTAGACCTAGAGACTTTCCAGATCAAGCAACAAATAGATTAGAGAGAACATTATGAACGATTTTTTAGACAACCTAGCAGCAAACCAATATAAAAAACAAGATGATAGAGACACTATCAAAGAACTAAGAAGGGAAATTAATGAACTCAAATCACAAATCGTAGTTTTAAAATCAATGAAACTATGAATGATTTCAAGATTACTCCTCAAACATATATCGATATGAATAAGGAATTTGAAGAGGATGATATTCCTTTCCGAATTGCTGTTCCTACACAAGAGGCAATTGATAAATGGCAATCACAACCACCACAACACGTTGCTGTTGTTCATAATGTTGATATGGTTGCTGATATGTGGGCAGAGCACAATAGAATAGAAGAAGAACGTAAACTACAACTTGAGCTTGATCTAGGAGAATAAATTAATGTCAAATTTAACAGCTGTAATTTATAGTAATGGTAGTCAAGAATGTGATCGCATGGCATCACTTTTAAAAGTATTACCTGATGTTGAAGATTTTCATAGATACGAACTAGATACGGATTTTACTAAACAGCAATTTCAAATGGAATTTGGGAGTAATGCTACTTACCCTCAAATTTCAATAGGCAACAAGCATGTTGGTAGTATGCATGATACATTAAACTACATGAAAAACATACACATGCTTGACAAATAGAATCAAATCATGTACAATTTAAACCATATGACCTTATTATCATGAATTATAAACCCTATAGTATGGAGTGGAACAGGCGTCGTTACTTAGCAGAAGCGATTAAGACCTACTTTAATGATGATGTTGACCCTAACGTTATTGTTAACGATATTCGTGATGTTCTTACTGAGGAAATTGATTACTATAGGGGACGTGCTGATGATCTACAACAAGTAATGGACGGTATTAACAATGACTAAGAAAAGCTTTAAGAAAACAGATAAGAAAGGTCGTGAAGAGGAGTGGATTTGGGAAGAGAGTTCAGAACTCAAAGCATTTATCAAACAACAGTCAATCGTAAAACTGTCTGCACCACCCACACGCCCTGTTTAATCTGCTATACTAAGGGAGTTGAGAGGTAAACTACAATGTGTTCTCATCCGCAGAACCGCCTCTCACACTTGCGAGTATGGCGGAATCGGTAGACGCACCAGACTTAAAATCTGTTGAGCATTGTGCTCGTGGGAGTTCAAGTCTCCCTACTCGCATTCTTGTTAAATAGAACATGAAACGCTGACAAAAGATGAAGTATACCATTAGCAGAAAACATTGTTTTGTTGACAACGAACCTGTTTTAATGTATTATATTCAGGAGATACCATTTGCTTTTGATGTTCTAGAAAGAGAAGATAAAGAAGACAAGTGGATCTTGTCTGAAGCAGCAATAAATCAAGAGTATACCTTAGAAGATATTTTTAAATTCTCTGATTATTTAATTGCTGAAGAATGTCATCCAGTTTTATTTGAATTAGATCTTGTTAATCCAGAGCTTATACCAGAATGAGTTTTATTGAATTATTGGTTGGGACATTTGCTAACAAACGTCAAGCACAATCCCATCCTACACGTTTTGCACACATTCGTGTTTCTCACCGTTTGATTGGAGAGAATCGTATATATGGAGAGCAAGCATACAACTATCTACTCAATCGTCCATATCGTCAGTTCGTGATTGATGTGGTTCAGGATGGAGAAGAGTACCATCTCAAGAACTACGAGATTGCAAACCCTCTTCAGTTTGCAGAGTGTAAAGGAATCGAAACAATTACAGAAGACATGTTGACATACCGCGAGGGTTGTGATATTATTATGAGACAGACAGGCACAGAATCTTACTTCGGTGGAACATCTACCTGCCACTGTAATGTCAATTGGAATGGTATTGATACTTTTGTCCAGAATGAGGTAAGACTCACTAAGGACGAATACCATGTAACTGACAAAGGATTACATGTAGAAAACCATACTAAAGTATGGGGTTCTGATTACGGAGCATTTAAATTCGTAAGGCAGTGATGCCGTCGCCTGATTAGCTCAGTGGTAGAGCAACGCTTTTGTAAAGCGTAGGTCGTCAGTTCAAATCTGACATTAGGCTTTAGAGATTGATCATCTCTATAGGGAGTGACTGAATAAACTTACTGGCATACTGCTGGTTAAGGTGATGAGACACAGGTGGTGCTGCTATCTTAGGATATGAACCGACCAACCAGTCGGGTCTCAGGCAAAGATGAATTACTCTGTAGTAATGCCCGTCTTTTGTTGGTACACAGAAATCCAACCTCCCACCCCTATAACTCAATCGGTAGAGTTAGCGTAAAGCGTCAAAACCGAAATATTATGCTATTGCAAATCTGAAAAATGTTAAATTACAAAAAAATTATTGCAGGTCAATTACCTGAAGCTTCTTGGTACGAAAATCTTCAATTGCCTGAAGGACGTACTTACATCGTCCGTGAGAGAAACTTATATTCTCTTGATGAAGTAGGTATTACCAACGATGCTGGACAAGAAGTTAATGTAGCTCGCTCTATTGGTACTGATAGAGTCAATAAAGAACTCATCAAGAGCAACATGGCAGTACATGGTCTTTTGACTAGTGTACAACCACCATATATCTACAAGTCCAATCTTTATGATGGATTTACTCGTTATGGTGCCATGCTTGAACTTGGACTAACTCATGGAATCTTCAATGAACTTGAGTTGAAGGATGGTTTTACTGAGAAAGAGATGCTTGATGAGATTGGTCTAGGTGCTAATGATCATCCACCTTCCAAAGGTGCTACTATCAATGACTTCAAGAGGCGTTTGAACGGACATATTTCCTTGTATTTGACCGAGAATGATGTACTTCCTTCTACTGGTTACTGCATTGATTGGATAAACAACATTCCCCATTCATTTTTCCAGAAACAAGTTATTGATATAGCTGACGAATGCCTTAAGAAGCATCGTTGTTCTGCTAGTGTTGTTGCTATTGATTCTCCAAAGGCAAATGCTTTTGCTGCTAGGCATTGTCCAAACAACCTGA